GCATTCGCAGGCAAGAGAGTCCCGATCGGGGAAAAATTTAAATACAAGGGCGAAGAGTACCTGTATCCCCCGGTGGGCCCGAATTGCCACAGCACCATCGCCTTCCACCCATCCCCAGACAAGATGGTAGAAGATGAAGGAGCAGAAGTAAAGGCGGTGGCATACTGGCTGAAGCATGATCCCGAGATGAGCGTGGCTCAGATGGGGAGGATCCTCTGCAGAAGCCGCCCGACGGTCTACAGGATCATCGAGATCGTCAAATCACAGTCACAACGGTAGGGTTTCAGCCAACCTGTGACGCCACCCCCGCAGTTCCGGGAGCCTATACTCCCGGGCTGCACAAAGGATAGCAAGTTCCAAACATAGGGGGGAGGGGTTCTTCCAGGGGCTTCTGAGCCTTCTTCTGGCTCCTGGTTCTTCGCCTCTCCCCCCGCAACCAGGAACCCGCTTTATTTTTAAGTCAACGACCACAACATTTTTTATGACATGTCAGTCCCGATCAGCTTATCGCAGGGAGCAACGCATCTGAAGTCAGCCTCTTTTATCGTCAAGGATCTCGAGCTCGTCTACAAAGGCGGCAAGCCCTACGTCACCGGGCCTATATCTACTGATGAGGTTGACAGCGTAGAAGATAAGGTCGAGCTCATCTGCCTCGAGGATCAGAAGACTCAGATCAACGAAGGCTCAATAAAGCTGGATCTCGATCATGAGCTCTGGAGAGATCCCGACAACCCATTGGCCATGCAGCCGATCGGCAGAGCCGTCAAAGCCTTCATAAAGCAGGTGAAAGGCGTCAATAAGCTCTATGTGGAGTGGCTCATGAACGTCAGCCACCCGAATATCAAGTCGATCCTCGAGCAGATCAAGGACAAGATCCTCGACAGCTTCTCGATCGCATTCACCATACCAGAGGGCGGCGCCTTCATCGATATCAAGACCGGGATCCGCCATCTGATCAGGATCATCCTCGAGAACGTGGCCCTCACCGCCTATCCCATAAACAAGGGATGCAGCGGGGCGGAGATGATCACAAAAAGCCTGCGATCCCTCCAGGAAGCAGGCGCTCTCGAATCAATAACTGTCCAGCCCGACAAGGGCGAGACTATAAAGAAAGGGGAACCGAAGATGTCAGACGGAAACGACGGCGGAACATCTCAGGAGCCAGCGAACCCCGCAAAGGCTCCGGATGCGAAGTCAAAGGACAAAGGCGTCACGATCGAAGCGATCAGCGACGTCATATCAAAGGCAGTCCAGCCCCTCGCCGAGAGGATTGAAGCCCTCGAAGCGAAAGGCAAGGAGCCGGAGAAGAAAGAAGACGTGGCCTCTCTCTTGAAGTCAGTCGAAGGCAAGCTACTTGAGCAGCCAGCATTCAAGAGCTATGCCGAGAAACTGGCCCAGGAGGCAGCCCAGGAGCAGCAGGAGCAGCTGAAGTCGCAGCTCGAGGGGATCACAGCGATCCTGAACGAGCCAGTGATACCACCTGCATCCGACCCAGAAGCAAAGAGCCAGAAACAGCTCGAGGCCGAGCAGAAGGCTCAGGACAATTGGAGTGTACTCTCCATGGTGGGGTATAGATGAAGATGGATAAATTCGAAATTCTACACAAGGGATTCGGCGATCCGAAGAAAGCGGCCAAGCATGTAGACGCAGGTCTGGATGCAGCATACGGGCTCGACCCGATAACGGCCTCTGAATACGGCGCCGTTGGCTTCGGCTTCAAGCACAAGCAGATCTACGCAGACCCTCTGGGCTACGGCGAACTCGGGATCGAGATCGACCACAGACCAGCCATGAAGGCAGCCCTCCGGGCAGGCGTGGAATCCAAGGCGTTTGACAGCCAGGAAGGAGGCGCAGGAACAGCAGGATACGCAATGATCCCGGTCTACGTTGACCCGATGATCACCGACCAGAGCAGGAAGTATACTCCACTCGTGGAGATGCTCCCCAAGGCGGCGAACCTCGGAACGACTGCAGACTTCAACGTCTTGACGGCGAAGGGAGCAGCGCAGTTCCTCGCAGAAGATCCAGCTCTCGCAGAGCAGGACGACACCTTTGACAGATCCAGCAAGGCAATCAAGTACGCCTATGCAGTCGGCAGAGTCACAGGTGTTGCCCAGGCAGCAGTACCCCCGTACCAGCTGCAGGCCTACAACCCACAGGGAACCGGACTCCCCGGCACGACCTTCGGATCATCCGGAGCGCCTAATGCAAAGGCATTGAGCGTCCTGGTGAAGTCGAGGGCCATGTTCGAGCTCCTGGAGAACAAGATCCTCAACGGATCCAGCTCCACGGACACGAACGAGATCGATGGAATCCGCACCCAAGTCGGCACAACCAACACGGTCGATAAGAACAGCACAGCGATAACGCTCGACGATATCGACACCGCTGTATCTTATGCAGTCGACGACGGCGGCAGGCCGAATCTGGCAATCTGCGACACCAAGACCTACAGGGAGATCCAGGCCCTCCTCAGAGATGGCCAGCGCACCGTCCCGAAGATGGACATCTTCGGCATCGGCAGGATCGTCCTGGACACAATGGTCGGTGAGATACCGCTGATCTTCAGCCAGTTCGCCACCACAACGGATGGAAGCAGGAGGCTTGACCTCGTTGACACGACCGTATGGGAGCAGCGCTACCTAATGGACGTGACCTACGAAGACCTCGCAAAGACCGGAGATGCTGAGAAGTTCATGCTCAAGACCTACATGGCCTTGATCTGCAGAGCTGTAGCATTCAACGCCTCGGTGACAGAGATCTCTTAGGGGATCTCTGGACAATTTTTTTGAGGTGCTGAAATGGTCAAACAAGGTCTAAGGAGCAGGACAGGAATCGCAGCTTCACCCTACACCAATGGCCCGTACACTTGGAGCGAGGACGTGACCTTCTACGGAAGGATCAGCGAATCGCCCGAGCGCTATGGACTCTCAGAGGACTATGCTCAGAGGCCCATGCTCAATGCGAGCGTGGGAATCGCAGCGAACGTTGACTTCGAGATCCTCGGAACCAACGTAGCCGAGGCAAACGTCACCTGGGCCACCACCATTGGAGGGCTGGAGCTGAAGACTGCAACCACCTCCGGAGATCAGGTCATCGTGCTCCCGCACCTTGACACCCTGCAATCAGCATGGACAGGGGTCAAGTGGGGAACCGAGAACCAGGTCATCTGGGAGGCGGTCATCCGCACAGGCGCTTCGGTCGCAGCAGTTGTGATCTGGGCAGGCTTGAAGCTGACGAATACCTCGGTCGTTGCCACAGACGATGATCAGGCGTTCTTCAGATTCGATGCAAGCGCAGACACGAACTGGAAGGCGATCTACAGCATCGGCGGAACCGACAGCTCCAACGATACCGGCGTAGCAGTAGCAGCGAACACGAACGTCTACTTCAGGATCGAGCTCGACTCGGACAGGAAGGCCCACTTCTTCATCAATGAGGTTGAAGTGCTCGTATCAACGGCCTTGACGAACGATGTCGACCTGATCCCATATGTAGGAGTTCAGACGGGCGCAGCAGCAGCGAAGATCATCAACTTGGTCTCGCAGAGGATCTCGAGGATCATCTTTGAATGATCCAGGAGACAATAAGATAGAGAGGTGAAAATATGGCAGCAATAGCACTGGCAGACTGTACCGTGACAGACCTCGGCGTCTCAAATGCAGTGAAGCACGTCAAGATCGTGACTCCTGCGACCGCCGACGATGGAGATACCATCGATGTCTCGACCCTATTCAATACCTGGGTCAATGCGACAGTCTATGGGGCCACCGACACGAATCTCCTGGACACAGGAGATCCAGCGGACACGTCGATTACCATCCCAGGATCGACGAACGACGAGGCCAGAACCATATACGCATGGGGCCAATAGGGGGAGCAATCCCCCCAAACCATTTTTTTTAAGAGAGGAAGATGGACACATTCGAACTGAGAAACAAGACGGACGAAGCAATCCAGGTGAAGGTTGGAGAGCAGCAGCTCAACAATGCAGTCGTCCCCATAAACAAGATCATAAGGCCAGGGGAAGGCATCGTGCTCGAGCATGATCTGGCCATCATCGCAGAGAGGATGGGCTTGACGCCGGAGGCAGGAGCGATCCCGCCACTCCCGGAGAAGGCGAATCCTCCAGCGCTCAGAAGCACCAAGCCGCAGATCCTCGCAGGGGATCCGGTAATCGAGACTAAGAAATCCAAGGTCGAGAAGGCTCCGGAGAAGAAGCCGGATTACAAGGAGATGAAGGTCAACGAGCTCAAGAGCCTCATGGAGAAGAGGAGGATCCCGATCCAGGTCGGGGCGAAGAAGAGAGACCTCATCAAAGTCCTCGAGACAGCGGACAAGACGACACCAAAGAAGAAAAAGAAGGCCAAAAAGGCCGGAGGTAGATAATGGCAGTATCAAAGACGGACTACGGGCCCTGGCATACATTGGAGGGGACTCTCGCTGAAGTGGCGGCAGCTCTCGAATCCAACAAGGTCAGCGCCCAGGCCGTTGTCGGTTGCTAT